CGTTTTTTTTATGGGTGAGAATAATGGATTCTACAGAATACTTTTGGCTTACACGGAAAAAAGAACCTAAAACCAAGCCTAAATCCAGACCGCTACCTAAAGCTACTCAAAAGTACTTAGAGGCAGAGGAAGAATTTACTGAAGCTTTAGACAATCTGGAAATTAAGTACGAAAAGAAATTCCAGTTTAAGTCTACTAAGCATTGGCGTTTTGATTTTCATTTAATTGAACATCACATATTAGTTGAAATTGCTGGTGGTCCCTGGTCAGGTGGACGAAAGGGCAAGCTGGCAACAAAGGCGTGGAGTATGGACCGTTACGATGTTGCTGAATCAATGGGATATACCGTTGTTAGGTTAGAGGCAGCACCAAGA